CAATGAAGTAGTTCAAATTTATGGCACTGGTGTGATCATTCGCGACTGGCTTTATGTTGACGATCACTGTGACGCTCTTTTAACTATCGGTGAAAACTTTGTTCCAGGTGATCGATTTAATATCGGTGGTGGATATGAAATCAACAATCTGAGTCTCGCCTATCTAATTCTAGACATGATGGGCAAGCCGAATACTCTTGTTCATTTTGTTGAAGACAGAAAGGGTCATGATTTCCGCTATGCAATGGATAGCAGAAAGATGAAAGCATGTTTTAATTGGTCAGCAAAGACGGAGTTTGTTGACGGTATGAAGAAAACACTGGAGTGGTATCATGCATAAGGGAATTATTTTATCAGGTGGAATGGGCACTCGCCTTTATCCATGTACCGAAGTGACATCAAAACAGCTTCTGCCTGTTTATGATAAGCCTTTGGTTTACTATCCGTTGTCAACGCTGATGCTTGCAGGGATTAGGGATTTCCTGATCATCAATTCACCTAATGACAGCGAAGCCTTTCAACGACTACTTAAAGACGGATCACAGTGGGGAGTGAACATTAGTTATGCGATTCAACCAGAACCTAATGGTATTGCTGAGTGCTTTCGTATTGGTAAAGACTTTATTGGAGATGATGATGTTGCTCTCATTCTTGGGGACAATATTTTTTATGGCAACGAACTGATCAATCGGTTTAACGCTGCCAAGACCTCGAATGGATGTTCTTTGTTTGCGTATCATGTCAGCGATCCAGAACGATTCGGTGTTCTTGATCTTGACGAGGACGGCAAAGTTCTTGATATTGTTGAGAAGCCAACTATTGCTCCGAGTAATTATGCTGTCACTGGGCTTTACTTTTATGACCGAAACGTAGTAGAATATAGTTATGCGATTCAACCTTCCGCAAGAGGTGAACTTGAAATTACTGACATCAACAAGCTATACGTCAAGAATGGCAATGCTCATGTTGAGTATTTGAATCGTGGTATTGCTTGGATTGATACAGGAACGTTCGAATCATTGGCCGAGGCATCTACCTTTGTTGGATCGGTTCAGCGTCGTACTGGTACAATGATTGCCTGCCCAGAGGAAATTGCTTATCGTAACGGTTGGATCTCTCAAGAACAATTAGAGGCATCGGCTGATAAGTATAAGAAGTCGGACTATGGCAAGTATTTGAAAAAGATTTTGACAATAAGGTGATATATGATTGACAACATGATTTCAGAATTGGTTGCTGCTGTTGGAACTCCAAAGTATGCGTATAACTGTAAAGACTTTGATCCAGAAAAGAGCACAGTTTTCTACTCTGGCCCATATTGGGATAACAAAGAAGTAGAAGCCGCAGTCAAGTCATTCCTGACTGGTCGTTGGCTGGTCTCAGGTGAGAAGGTTGCATTATTTCAAGTTGCTTTTCAGCGCAAGTTTGGCGTCAAGCATGCTCACATGGTGAACTCTGGTTCATCGGCTAATCTTGTTCTTGTCACTGCTATCAAGAAGCATCTGGGCTGGCAGGATGGCGATGAAGTCATTGTATCGCCTGTCGGCTTTCCAACTACCATTGCTCCTCTGGTTCAGAACAATCTGAAGCCTGTATTCCTTGATATTGAAATGAACACGCTGAACTTTGATCTGACTAAAATTGAAGAAAAGATTACTGAGCGTACAAAAGCGATTTTTGTTTCACCCGTTCTTGGTAATCCTCCTGACATGGACTTCCTCAAGGAACTGTGTGAGCGTCGTGGGTTAATTCTACTCGGTGACAACTGCGATTCCCTCGGCACACGTTGGGACAACAAACAACTGACGGATTATTACTATGCTTGGACAACTTCTTTCTATCCAGCGCATCATATTTCGACTGGTGAAGGCGGCATGGTCTGCTGCGATGACGAAACTCTCATCAACACTGCTCGGTCAGTTTCTTGGTGGGGTCGGGATTGCCGTTGTGTCGGCTCTGCTAATCTCTTGGCTTGTGGGACTTGTGGGAACCGTTTTGATAAGTGGCTAGAAGGCTACGACGGAATCATTGATCATAAGTATCTGTTTGTCAACATGGGTTATAATCTAAAGCCTCTTGATCTTCAGGGTGCGATTGGTATTGAACAGCTCAAGAAGATCGATGAGATCGATGTAAAGCGTCGTGCGAATTTTGAACGTATCAAACAATTGATTGAGAAGTATGTTCCTGGTGTTCGTGCTGCGTCTAAACTTGAGAAGTCAGATCCAAGTTGGTTTGGTGTTCCACTAATCACTGAAACTCCAGAACTAAAGGAAAAGCTACAAGCCTTCCTTGAAGCCAATAGAATTCAGACTCGCAATTACTTTGCTGGTAATATTCTATTGCATCCTGGGTATAAGCACCTCGATAACGCAGCCGATTATCCAAATGCTAACAAGGCATTGAGCAACGTATTCTTCGTTGGATGCCCTCCGCATTATGGTGAAGAAGTGTTTGCCTATTACGAAAAGGTCTTGGCTTCTTGGGCAAGTGAAGTTTCTGTTCACGAAGTAAAGGCAACTGGCGGATATTAATGGAAACTTTCACTTACTCAACTGACTCTATTCAACAAAACTTTATAGAGGCAGTTGTTGCGAAGATAAAAGAAGTGTTCGGGGAAGATATCGCTTCCCCTGAGCATGAGCCTATTCGATTCAATTATCAAATGTCTATCATAAAGTCGATGTTAAAATGACTATACAAGTATTCGGTGGAACTGGTTTTGTCGGGAGTGAGTATGTTAGAACGACTCAAAGCGAGTGTATTATTACACCGCGAGAAGATTATAGCGTTCGGGCTGAAGATGTTGTTTATTTTATTAGCACTGTTGATAATTATAATGTACATACCGATCCTCTGGTGGATATCAATACTAATCTAGTAGTGTTGATGAAGGTGCTGGATAATTATCGTAAAGTTCAGCAAGCCGATACTGGATGTTTTAATTTTATCAGTTCATGGTTTGTATATGGTCAGGACTCTGGGTTTGGCGGAAACGCCAGAGGAATTCCAGAGACTGATCTATGCGATCCAAAGGGATTTTATTCTATAACAAAAAGGGCAGCTGAACAGTTGCTAATCTCTTACTGCGAAACCTTTAATTTGAACTATCGTATTTTGAGGTTGTGTAATGTTCTGGGAAAAGAAGACACGAAAGTTTCTGCAAAAAAGAATGCTCTACAATACCTCCTCGGAGAACTCAGAGGTAATAGACCTATTGATCTATATGATTCAGGCTATTTCTATCGCGACTATATTGATAGCAGAGATTGCGCTCGAGCAATTGATTTGGTCGTAAATAAAGGCGAGAAGAACTCAATTTATAATATTGGAAACGGAGAGCCCATAGCTTTCGGCGACCTTTTATGGTATGCTCGGGATGAAATGGGTTCAGCCAGCGAAATTAAAACGATCGAGCAAAAGGCATTCCACAAGAAAGTCCAGTCATCTCGGTCGTTCTATATGAATAATTCTAAGCTGAAGGCTCTAGGATATGAGCCAAAATATACTATTCAGCAGACCATCGACGATATCATAAGCTGAGAAAAATACTAAATAGAACATAATCCCACAGAGTGGAGTAACTATGTTCTCATTTAGTCAGTTTCTTACCGAAGCCACCGCAAAATTAGCTGGCGGCATCCAACATCTCGAGCATCCTGCAGACCGCACCTTTGATAGCCCTGAAGCGGCGCATCATGCAGTCAGCACTTTAAAGGGTATTGTTTCTGGTAAGACTCCAGTTACTCGCAAAATCGATGATAAAATGTCCTTCCAGGCTGTTCGTACGCCAGAAGGAAAGGTCGGCGTCAAGTATAAGGGTGCTGGCTCTACTTACAATTTCTCTGAAAAAGATATAGAAACTCAGCACGGTCACAAGCCATATCTTGCTGGTTCTCTCAGTACTCTACTCAAGCATGTTGGCAAGGTTCTTCCAAAGAAACCTGCAGAGTATCAGGGCGGATATATGTCAAGTGCAGACACTCGTCATGAAGAAGGTGGACACATTGGCCACACTCCAAATACGATTGAATATCACACTCCAGTGAATTCCGCAGAAGGGCAGAAGCTCAAAAAGTCCAAAGTGAGCATGGTTGTTCACACCGAACTCAAGGGACCACAAAGAGAAGCCCATCCTATTACTAGCATGGCTGGCTTCCAAGAACACCCAGACGTTCACCAAGTTCAGCACATTGTTTCTGGCAAGGAACGTGAAATTCATCCAGCTGATAAAAAGACAATTAACGCTCATCTATCAGCTGCTCAAAGCCTGATGAAAGATCATGGTCATGCACACCTTTCTGGACATGAAACTTCTCTTCGCACTTATATCAATTCCACTGTGCGCAACGACGAAAAGCCAAGCACTGCTGGTTATAAGGCTCATTTGGGAGCTGCTCACGATAAGAAGATCGAGGCAGTGAAGATGGATACGACTAAAGATGCAAAGACTGCAGAAAAGAATGCAGCGTTGGCTCACATTGATAAGAACAAGAAAGCCTTTGACAAATCATTTGAGATTCATCACCACGTTCAGCAAGCAACCAACCATCTTGCAGATGCTCTAGATAAGTCTAGTGCTAGTGGCGGTGGTTTCCAGACTCGTATTGCTGGAAAAGCCTCTGGAGGTGAAGGGTATGTTGGTGGAGGATTGAAGGTTGTCAATCGCCCAGCATTCTCTAAAGCAAACTTCGCAAGAAGTGCATCATTAAGAGCATCTAAATGAGTAATGCTACTTTTGCATTCGGAAGATTTAATCCACCAACGGAAGAAGGGCATGGAAAACTAGTCTCAGCTGTACAAAGGCATGCTGAAGAAACTGGTGGAAGGCACTATATTTTCCCAACTAAGTCGCAGGATAAGAAAAAGAATCCAATGTCGCACGAAGATAAAGTCGGCGCGATGAAGAAACTATTCCCAACTGCTAATATTGCTTCACACAAAGACGTAAACACAGTCATTGGTGCAATGAAGCATCTAGAAAACAAGGGACACACCCATGTAACTATGGTTGCTGGGTCTGATCGTGTCGGCGAGTTTCAAAAGTTATTGAACTCTTACAGGGAAAAAGAATTTCCAAAGATCAAGAAGATCAGCGTTGTGTCTGCTGGTCATCGTGATCCAGATGCAGAAGGCGCTGAAGGAATGTCAGCATCAAAGCTGCGTGAACTTGTAGCGGCTGGAAAGAAAAAAGAATTCGTCAGCCATTACAGTGATCCAAAAATTGGCGCACATATACATGATAAGGTGAAAGAAGGTATGCAAATGAAAGAATCGGTTTCTCCAGTCGGTATTTTCTTACTCGGTGGTCCAGGAAGCGGAAAGGACTATGTCCTCAAGAATATCTTCTCTCGTTTTGACTTAACTGAAGTTCAGGCTGATCGGATTCTATCCGGTTCTGCGCATATCATAGAAAATAATCAAAATATTGTAATCAATGGGATTGCTGATTTTGACAAAATTGAAATGATCAAGAATATTCTTGAAGGGTACGAATTCGATTATGTGCATGTTTCGGTAACTAACAAAGTCAGCCGCATTCGCAACTCCATGAGAAATGATCCGCTTGTAGAAAATAAGCGCATTGAGAAGTTTTTGAAAGCTGAAAAGCTGTCGGAAAATTATAATTGCTTTAAGTTCAACAATTCGATTAATCTACATGAATCTTCTGACATGGAGCAAATTATGTTTGCTTCTCAGATTGAACAGCTTCTAGAAAGACTAGTGACTCTTGGATTAGAAATAAAAGAATCTGTT